CAATGTGCTGGGTGCAATATGTTTAAGCACGGCAACCAAGCAATGTACCGAATTGGCTTAGTAGAAAGGATAGGTGAAAAAGCGGTTAAAGAGTTAGAGTTTGAAGCGGTTAACAATAGGCTAAAGAAATGGACAAGAACTGAATTAAACGAATTAATTGACAAATATAAAATATGATAGAAATTAAAGAATATCCTAATTATTTAGTTAGCAAAGAAGGAGATATAATTAATAAAAAGACTAATAGAAAATTAAAGTTTGGTATTAGTAAATATGGTTATGCAGTTGTATGCTTATATAATAATAGAATAGGTAAAACATTAAATGTTCATCGTATTGTGGCAGAAAATTATATTAATAATATTAATAATAAAGCACAAGTAAACCATATAAACGGCATTAAAACTGATAATAGGGTAGAAAATCTTGAATGGGTATCTTGTAGCGAAAACCTTAAACACGCATTTAAAAATGGCTTAAAAAGTCATAATCAATTAAATTTAACTAATAGAAGGTTATCAAGAGTAAAACTTGTTTTAGATACTCAAAATGGTATATTTTATGAATCTGCAACTGAAGCTGCAAAATCTATAAATATGCTACCTTCTAATTTAATACAGAAGTTATTAGGTAAAAGACCTAATTATACAAAATTTAAATATGTGTAATGGTTGATACAAGTAACATATTTGAAACGTGCAAAGAGCAAGAAATAGCTGGTTATCCTTGCTATGTTTTTGACATTGATGGAACTACGCATTATGTATTTGGCGAAACCCAAGAACAAAGATTTAATTTTATGGCAGATTTAATAAACAACTATGGCGAAAGTAAGCAGCAATAACAAAGTCAGCTTTGGCAAAAGAAAGTGTGGAAAGTACAAAAAGACATCTGGTCCTAAAGACAAACCAGTTAAACCATACAACAAACAAGGTAGATAATGAACATTAACGAAATCAAACCAAACCCAAGTAATCCAAGAATTATTAAGGATGACAAGTTTAAAAAGCTGGTAAAGTCAATCCAAGACTTCCCACAAATGCTTGAACTTAGACCTATTGTTATAGATGAGAATAATATTGTTTTAGGTGGCAATATGAGGCTAAAGGCTTGTATTGAAGCTGGACTTAAAGATGTACCTGTAAAACAAGCTAAAGAACTAACCGAAGAACAAAAGAAAGAGTTTATTGTAAAGGATAACGTAGGATATGGCGAGTGGGATTGGGATGATCTTGCAAACAATTGGGATGAGCAATTACTTACAGAATGGGGTTTAGATATACCTAATTTTATTGTAGAAGAATTAGAGGCTAAAGATGATGAATTTAAGGTTCCAAATGAAATAGATTCTGAATTTGTTTATGGCGATATTATTGAGATAGGGGAACATAGATTACTTTGTGGGGATAGTACAAATCCAGAGCATATTGATAAATTAATGAACGGAAGGAAAGCTGATTTAGTTTTAACTGATCCTCCTTATGGAATAGGTTATGAATATGACAAACATAAAGACAACGATAGCGATGTTAATGCTCAATTAGTTGCTGATGTGTTTGCTTTACATCAATGCGGAAAGGTTTGGACACCTGGACTAATGAATTTAGCCAGAGATATATCAAGATTTGGGAATACTAAAGTAGCAGTTTGGTTTAAGAAATTTGCTCAAGCTGGAAATGGTGTTGGAGGTGCATCAACTTGGGAACCTATATTAATTCTTGATCCACCCAAGAAAAAATTAGATAACGATGTGATTGAATTGATGGTAGAAAAAGAAGAATTACACGGCAAATCATTGAGAGAGTTCCATTCTTGTCCTAAGCCTGTTAAACTATATGGGCAATTAGTAGAGGCTTTTACTGAATTAGATCATTTAATATTTGAGCCTTTTTGCGGTTCCGGTACAACAATGATAGCATCACATCAAATGAAAAGGGTATGCTATGGAATGGAAATGAGCGAAAAATACTGTCAAGTAATTGTAGACAGGATGAAAAAACTTGACCCTTCATTGGTTATCAAGAAGAATGGGGTAATTTTGTAATACAGGTAAAAAACAGGTAACTTATGGCATTTCCAAATATAGATACACAATTTGAAAAAGGGGTAAGCGGAAACCCTAACGGCAGACCTAAAGGTGTTCCTAATAGCAAGACAAGGCTTTTACGTTTATTGGAGTTGGTTACTAAGGTACGAAATCCAGTAACAGGCGAAGATGAGGAGTTTACAATAGCGGAGCAATTAGATATGCAAATCATTGCAAAGGCGAGGAAGGGCGATTTAAAGGCATACGAAATACTATTAGACAGATTAGAGGGCAGACCAAAACAGACAACCGACATAACCGCTGACATAAAGGGTAATGTGCAAATAACAATAGAACCAGATGCAGATTGTCAACCAATTAAAGATTAAGGCTACACCTGTCTTTTATGCTAATAAAAAGGCATACGAGGATGGTTATCCTATAATATGCAATGAAGGTGGCTCAAGGTCAAGCAAAAGCTATTCGGTTGTTCAGTTGTTAATACACATAGCTTTAACAAAGCCTAATACAAGAATTTCGTGCGTTTCTCATTCACTACCACATATCAAGCGTGGAGTTTACAGAGACTTTAAAAATATACTTGAACAATGGAACATCTGGGATGAAAAGGATTTCCGTTACACTGATTTCATTTATACATTTAAGAATGGCTCTTACATTGAGTTATTTGGATTAGAAGACCCAGATAAAGCAAAAGGACCAGCAAGAGACATACTATTCGTAAACGAGGCAAACCTAATTAGTAAGGCATTGTTTGACCAGCTTTTGATTCGTACAACTGGACAATCATTCTTAGACTGGAATCCAGCCGACTTTATTTCTTGGGTTTATGAGGTAGCTGATAACCCAAAGAACAAGCGCATCCATTCTACTTACCTAAACAACATCTCAAACCTTAGCGATAGCCAAATAAGAAACATTGAGCAATACAAAGACTTACCAGATGACTTTATGTGGAAAGTTTATGGATTAGGAGAACGAGGGTCGGCAAAAGAAATTATATACACTCAATGGAAACAATACGATGAAGCACCAGATGGGGATGTGTTTTATGGATTAGACTTTGGTTATGTGCATCCAGCAGCACTTATAAAGGTTACACATCACGAAGGACAAAACTACTTTGAGGAAATAGTTTATCAAAGCGGATTAACTCTTAGCGACCTATCAAGATTGATTAAAGAAAAGCTACCAGAAAGAGCCACAATCTATGCGGATGCTGCCGAGCCTAAATCTATTGAGGAACTTTACCGACAAGGCTTTAATATTAAACCAGCACAAAAGGATGTATGGGCAGGAATAGTTAAAATGAAATCTTATCCTATAAACTTACATTACAATAGCAAAAACCTAAGAAGGGAGTTTATGTCTTACAAATGGAAAAAGGATAAAAACGATAACGTAATTGAAGAACCAGTAAAGGCAAATGATGACTTGATGGATGCTTGTCGATATGCCGTGTTTACACATCTAACCAAGCTAAAATTTGAGGTGTCGGTATTTTAGGATAAATTGTCTAACTTTGTTAAAATTCATATATAATGGGATTACTTGACTTTTTTGGTAAAAGACAAAAACTATCTACTGTACTACCACAAATTCCTTTTAACGGACAAGTTGCAATACAACAAGGGATAATAACTTGGCAAGGTGGCGATAACATTAGCTTTGTTAATGATGGGTATTCAGCAAATGATATAGTTTATTCAATCGTGAAATTAATTGCGGATAAAGCAAAACTTGCTCCATTCCACGTTTATAGAGTGGTTGATGAAACTTCTGCAAAGAAATACAAAGCGTTGATGAGCCAACCAGATAAGATTGAGAACTGGAAGGATGTTCAAAAGCTACATAAGAAAGCATTTGAATTATATACAAAAGATGCAAGATTAAACGAGTTGTTAAAATATCCTAATGAAGAAGATACTTTTGGCGATTTCGTAGAGGCTTGGTGTACTTTTAAATTAGTTACAGGTAATTCATTTGTTTACGCAAAGATGATTGAAGGTGGCAACA